TGTGAAATTGAATTATGGTTTCTCATGTAATTTCCTTTACAACCAAAATAACGTGCAGGAAACAGTCCCGCCGATAGCGACATATAAGCCAGTTTTATATTCAAATGGCATTTTATACCAAGTAGCAGAAACAGGCGTAAATGTGTCAATCACTTTTATGCCTGTATTATCTGTTCCATCGTAAACAGTGATTGTTGGCGTGTTAGACGCTGAAGAAACAAAAATTCCCCCGAAGGTTCCTAATCCAGCGCTAAGATCAACGCTTTTAGTCGTATTTGTTCCATTATAAATTGGGACGGTTGACATGTTTTCTCCTTATACGTAACCGATGATTTCTATTGTGCTTAAGTTAGAAAAGTTCCTTGAGCTTCCGGTATCGAGAATCTGAATTCCGGAGCACCCGCCAACTGCGGTAACTTTCCCTTCAAAATATTTATTGGTGCCGTCAAGAAATCCCTTAACGATATAACCGGCTAAAGTATAGGTTCCGGTTTGTGAATTAGTATCGCAAAATAAGATTTCAAAATCAGCGTTTCCTCCGCCAGATGCGGGCGTTCCAGCTTTTATCATTGGTCCAGTAAAAGATGACGCGGCGCTTGCCCCGGCTGTAAATGTTTCAGGAACTACGCTCACATCTCTTGATGTTGAATTATAATTTGTTCCCCCAACAATCGAGCCAGCGGCATTTAAAAGCTTCCATCCCGAAGGTTGGTCAGTTGAACCTGTATGCGAAAGATTTCTTACGCTTACAGTCNCCCTCCGATAAGCTCCGGCAGTCCATGGGTATGTTTCAAAATTCGCGCCGCCTGCCATGGCCCCTGAACGTATCGTCGTTCCTGTAGAACTGGCTTTAAAAGTTCCATCGCCATATGCAACCGTTGTACTGTTCTTTGTTCCCGTAAACCCACCAAGCCCAGCGATTCCTATATTAGTAATCGCTGAACCATCGCCAGTAGGATAGTTCCCCGAGGAATCCCTTTGGACAACTTGGTTAGCCCCGGTCCCGGCATCTAAAGTTGAAGATGAGCCAAGCCCCAGATTGGCCCGCGATGTCGCCGCGTTCGCCACGCCGCCTGCTCCCACAGCAAGATTTGAAGCCCCCAACATATCACCCGAGCCGCTCCCCGATGATCCTGTATCGCCCTTTACCCCTTGTGGGCCTGAAATTCCTATATCCCAATCGCTAAACGTTCCTGAGCTTCCTATCAATGTTACATTAACAACAAGCGTTGTTCCCGAATAACTCGTAACTTGCCCAAACATATATTTTGTGGGATCGGCCCTATGCGTAATTAGAACAAATCCGCCAGCGGAATATCCTTTATTGGCATCCGTCGTGAAAGTTTTTGAGCCTGTGGCTATCGCAACGCTTGTCGTCGAAGTTGAAGTAATCAACGTTAAGATATTAACCGATCCTTGAATATTATCTCTAGACCAGAGCTGCGCCCCGGTGGCGTCTGTAAGAACAATTTTATAAAGCCCGTCAAGGTAAATATCTGCTTCTCCGTTAGCGTCAAGAACTACTGGATTTGTATTAGAAATCGTACCCATCGGGTCTGAGTAACTTGTTTTATTGGTCGTTGTTCCAGCTGAATATGTATAGACTAATCCCCCAACTAAAGGGCCATCAGTCGTGTAATCACTGGCTTTAAATCTGCCGTAGACGAATAGATTTGCTGTCATTTTTTACTCATTCTTTGTTTCATTTGTTCGGTTAAAATTCCCCCAACAGTTCCAGCGTTGGCCGGAAGCCTAGCAATTTCAGCAGGCGAAAAAGCCTTAAGCGCGAGAGCTTGAGAATTATTATATTTCTGAAATCCTTTTGCAGCAGCTAAAGTCGTCGCGCCTCCTATTGCTGCGCCACCTAATTTATTAACTACGCCGCCCGGAGTTTCGTACCCACCAATAATGGCTCCCGGCAATGCTAAGGCTCCATAAGCCAAAGCTCTTTCGGTTGTTCCGCTTTCTCCCACCTTTTTCTTTATAAGATCGCCGACTCTTGAAAGTTCTCCTAAATCACCAGCATTGTCAGTGGCCATATTTTTGGCTCCATAACTTTGAATAACGCGGTTTTTTAAAAGCGCAGGAGAAATATCGCCATCTGTAGTCTTAGCGAGAATAGGCTCTAAAGTTTTAAGATTTTTATATTGATATTTGGCTTCAGTAAGAAGAGCTTTTGATTCGGGATTTCCGTCAGTGGAAATATCCATAATTTGATCCATCACGTCCCCTAGATAATCTTTAATGCCCGGATCTGCTCTTTTTATTTGCGTTGAAAGCGTACTGCGTATGTCACCGATTTTTTCTCCACTGATTGTCCCATCAGGAGAAATATTGGATTTTATGCTGTCAATGGTTTTTTTAAGCGCGGAAACTTTATCATTGGCTAAAGCTCCGGATGCATTGTCAACAATTTTGTCTAGACTATCTAAATGATCAGGAGAAACTGTGAGGGTTTTACCAGCTAAAACCTGATCGAATTTATTTCCAATTGTAGTAAACGCCTGATCTACAACATCTGGGGTAGCCTTATCAGCCTCTACTCCAACTGTTTTTAAAACAGCCTTATTAAAAGCCCCTTGTTGTTTCGCTGCAAATTGCTCACCACCGCTAAAGGGCACCTTCCCAGAAACATCGGCAAGATATTTTCCTGTGGCGCTTTTGCTTAATTGATCCAAAGAAAGCGGTATGCCATGTTTTTGCGCGTAAGATGCCGCTAATTGAACGGCGTCGTTTACTTTCGGGGCTATAGCCCCTTGAAGTGCAGAAGCCGCAGCGCCGACAACAGGGAGGGCAGCCCCAGAAGCAGCAGCCAACCCAGCCCCGCTTTCTGCACCCGCAAGTCTATTACCCGCGTCCGCATCCCCGGCTCCGTAAGCCGCCCCCACCGGAGCGGCCACAGCTGCACTTTTAAGGCTTTGTAATCCGAGGCTAGCGGCCTTTTCTCCAAGGCTGGCGTCTGCTGCAACCGGGCTACCCCTAACAAAATCACCAACCGTGGCCAATCCTTTTGGTATCGCATTAATAGCTCCTCTTAATCCTTCAGCAGGAATGGTTCCTGTAATCGCTTTATTAATAGCTAGTGGGATTGTTGCGCCTATTCCAGCTACGTTTCCCGCAAATGTTGATACTGGATTTTCAGTTTGCGTAGTTTTTGTATCCGCCTGCGCCTGATCGTAAAGCTCTCCGATAGAGCGAGTATCGCCTGTAATAGGACTCGCAGCTTTGGCTATGCCAGCTCCGATACCAGAAGTAATTACATTTCCAAATGGAACAGAGCCTCCAGAAAAACCATAAGCTGCGGCATTTAACGCTCCTGCGTTGTCTCCCGGTCTTGAGGGAAAACTTTCATGCAATTGGCTTATAATTTTTAATCCGCTATCGGAAATATCTTTGTATTTTCCTGCGCTATAGGCTTGTAAATCAGCGTCTGAAACTTGCGATAAATCGGTCATTTAAGACCCCTTCGCGCCATTTCGGCGGCGATTGCATCGGCGGCTGATGTATTTTGAGGAGCATTAGAAGAACTATTTCCTATTTCAGCTTTTGCAGCTGGCGTTAATCTATCCGCGAAATTCTTTTTGCCGGTTGTATCCTCATACTGCTTGCCAAGTCCCTGAAGTTGTCCGGCCATTAACGTCTTGTAAGTCTGGATCACCCCCTTCAATTGCGCTGGGCTATTAGCCGCAGCAAGAACCTGAGCGGCTTTATCTCTATCACCGCCTGTTCCTCCAGCCCCGACAACAGCTTTAATAATTTCATCACCGACAATTTGTTTTGCAGCATTAAAGTCTGTAGGGGCAGGAGAACCTAATTGAGTAGCGACAGCTTGCGATGCTTTATTAATCGCCTGAACGTCACCGTTATCGAGCGCATCGACAAGGCCATTAAGCGTATCAAGGTGAGAAACCGCAACATTAAGCGAGCGAACCTGATTTCCTTGCGGGCCTGTATCAAATTTAAGAGAATTAGCTTTTCTATTTACGTCAGCAGTCGGGTCATATTGCTTGACCATACCCATAAAGTTTTCCCATTGTTTTAACGCAATCGGGCTTCTCATATTTGGTTGCGGCATCGCAAGGGTTCCGTCTGCCACGCCTTTAACAGCAGCCTGAACATTCGCAGGAAGCGTTTTAAGAAATTCATCACCAGTTTTTGATGTATCTAATGTTTCGTCTGATCCGGGAAGCCCCTGACCTTCGGTCGCTTGATTGTGCCTTACGGTTTCTACTAATTTATTAGTTTGCAACTCAAGAAGTTTTTGCGTCTTCCATGCATTCAAACGGGAATTGTAAGTAGAATTTGATTCACCCGCGCTTTTTACAGGAGGACCACCGCTTACTTGCTGTACAGGCGCAGCCGATATTGGCGCAGGGGCTTGGCTTACTACAGGCGAAGCTTGGGCTGTTGGAGAGCCAGAAACTTGGCTAGCTTGAGGGGGGCCGTATTGCTGCGGAGCTGGAGGGCCGTAAGTTTCAGCTCCTACGGCTTTTGCAATTGCGGCAGGGTTATTATTCAATTGAGCGCCATCAAGCGTCATGCCCGGATTTTGCGCATTTTGTGGTAGTGCAGATGGTTGAACAGGCGATTGAGAAGCCGGACCTTGAGTGGCATTCACTCTTGGCATTCCAGTTAATCCCAAGGTAGATGGGTCAATTCCCGCCTTTGTCGCTTGCAGGGTCATTTCCTGCTGCTTCATCATGGCGTTTAATTGCTGCGCCGCTGAGCCAGCTGACAGTCTGGCCTGCATAATTACATTCGGATCATATTGATCCGGAAATCTTGAGGTATCTAATCCTTGCTGTTGCGCCCATGCCTTCGCCCTTTCGTAGGAAGGCTGGTCTACAACTGTACCTAATGCCTGAAGCGCGAGATCATTTTTCTGCTTTAAAATCGCCAGCTTATTCGTATCTATTGTCTGGCCCTGCTCCTGAACTACGCCGGGCTGCAATTGCTGCGCTTGCGAAAGCTCTTGTTGCCCCCGCGAATTAGCAAGAGTTCTCGCCGTAACTTCATCAGGCGTCAGAACTTTTAAAGGTATGGTAGGATCAAGAGCCATCGTTAATTCCACGTTATGGGGCCAGCTGACGCGCCCCCACTATAAAATAAACCATTACCTGAAGATGAGGGAGAGGAGAAAAAGTTACTTAAATTTGAACCGCTATTACTCAAAGTTTGCCCAATCTGCCCGAGGCCGGTGCTCCAAGCATTCGCAGAGCCAACTTGGCCAGCCGCATTAACATTGCCTTGCTGCGTTAAAAGATCGCTAATTGAATTTGCGGTTTGTTGTCCTGAAGTTCCAAGATTGTTTGCTGCAATCTGCCCGGTTCCTGAAATTCCAGCGAGTTTATTATAAAGATTTGTCTGATTAGTATTATATCGATCATAAGCAGATTGATATTCCTGAGCCGCTTGGCCAGAATTATAAGCATCAGAAGCCTTTACCGCAGCGCCGCCTAAAAGTCCCCCCTTAGCCGCCGCGCTTCTATCTATTGCTTGCTGACCTTGCTGAAGCCTAAATTGATACCCAGGATCTTGCGTGAAGTCCGAAGCAGTAAATGGCTTTGCGAGAGAGCCAAAATCAGAAGGCTGTGAACTCGCGTCACTAGTGGACGCTACTGGAGCCCAATTAAAATCTGCGCTTCCCGGCTGGTTTGTCGCTGATGTAACATTTCCGTTAGAGTCAACTTTATAATAAATGCCGCCCTGATCATTTTGAAATGTTCCTCCAGTTAAGGAGGTTCGGTAATAAGTTGAATTAGGGTCAAATCCATATTGGGTAATTGATTTATTTCCGGGCGTATAGGCTTGCGCGCCTGCCGGGATTGCGCCAGATCCGGGGGTCGCAGCCGTTGAAGAGGGAACTGAAAGCCCCAATAATTCAGCAAGCTTTGAGTTGGCGGCAGTTCCAGTTTGGAGAAATGGCTTTTGGTTCGTTTGGTTTAAATCAAATTCACGCTTTTGCTCTTGAATAGCCGCATCAGCGGATTGGCTTTGCGTATTGGCGGCAGATTGTGAATTCTTAGATGAAAGAGCGCTGCTTAATAGACTTCCTCCTACAGAGGTAAGAATTGCCCCTACATCAAAGCAAAATCCGGGGCACATCGAGGATGCATTTCTTAAAAAACTTAATGTAGACATGTTTTTTTCGCCTGATATATGTGAATGTTTTCAGAGAGATTCAAAACCCCAACCTTGCGAATGGCTTTTCTTTTTGCCCATCCATCATAAAATTCTGCGTATCTTGTTCTTGCAAAGATCAGCACGCTCTTCTTTTTTGTAAGCTCGTTAAGAGCTGATAAAAAACCTTGGTATATATTCTTGTTTGAAGCCCAAGGGAACCAACTTACATGCGGCTCGTAATTCTCTGCGGTTTCAATAATTCTCATTATTCCTATTGGCATTATACCGTCTTTGGTTTTTCCATTTATAATTTTAAAATCCGCAGGAATTGAAATTTCTTGCCACTCCATTCCTTCGTTAATAGCTTCTTGCAACCAATCAATGTGTTTTTTAGTAAACGGTTCGATTACCATGATGATATCGCTACGCGCTTCCACACATTAGGAGCAACGCATACATAGATAAAATTACTGTCCCAGAGTAGCGTTCCTTGATTGCCGGGACTTGCCGCCGTTGCAGGAATTGGCTGAAGATTTTCAATAGTCTTTAAAATGCCAAATGCATCCGTAAACCAAGAAACCCATGAAATCGGAAGCGTCCCATTAGGCTGCGCAATTTGCTCCCTGATAGGAGGTGGCCCAAAACTTGGTTCTTGCCTTGTCGTCATGCGCTGGACTTCTCCAGATCAATATGACACGCGATAAGAAAAAATTTACAAGCGGCTGTAAATACCACTCTAAAAACTCTGTCTCTTGAACGCCCCAACCTTCTCCAGATTGCCCTTCGTCTGTATTCACCTATTTTACCAGCGGACCTAGCGTGTTCATTTGAATAAGAATGCCCTCCGTCATCAGACCAGCTTAATTCTATTTGTGGGTCAACATCGGAAGGGTCGCCTGTTGAAAGTCCTATGCCTGTCTGCATATCCAATTGGAATTGATTATAATATAAATATTCTAAATCATCAGCTATGTGTTGAGCCGTTCTCATTCTTCTTATCGGGTTTCCGTTGTCAGTGTAAAAATTAAGGGATTGTTCATATACGTTGCCGTTTGAATAATCTCCTACAAGATGCTTGTTAAAAGCAAATATATGGCCGTTTCCTCTATGACGCTCAAAAGCTCCTGTTTCTAAATTCCAGTAAGCTCGTTCATGCCATGCGTTCATTGCGACATCATAAGCCCATGTCGTATTAGCGGAAGGAAAATTAATAATTAGAAAATGATGCCCTTCTTCTTGATATGCATAAGAAACAGCATCAGAAATATTACTGTAACTTTGAATTGCGAATTCTATTGCATCCGTAGAAATCTTTTGCGGTTGATATCCTTGGGCCATCCAGACAATTCCTTGACCGCGCAAATCAGACCCGAGCCAAAAAACAGTATTAGCGACTTTCGTAACAGAATACGCTGCAACACAGCCATATTCAATTAATGCCCCCTTAATGGGAGTATAAGGAAAATCTACGTCTCCATTGTCGTAATGAACTTCTATTGTATCTGTTCCAAATAGCCAGATTTGCCCATGGACCGCTTCAACGGCCACAAGATTATCGGTTCCAGCTTCAGCCGAAGCAAAGTCCAGAGCATCCCAATGTCCCCCATCAAATTGGGCGGATATATAATATTGCTGCGTATTAGGTTTATTAACGATAAAATAGCTGTCCGAAAAAGTGACCGTAACTGCTCCGGGGAAATCAGGGTCTAAAATCTGTACAAATTGATCAGTAACCTGAGTGAGGGTTACATTATCAACGGTGCCAGTAAAACCTGATGTATTGAACGCGAATAATTCCGTTGAACCAGCAACAATAGTCTCTGTATATGTTCCTGCCGCATTGCGCGTGGTTCCTGCCGTTCCTCCAACATTGGGAGTTATGGTTCCTGCGCTGCGCGTAATCGTATAGGTAAGCGTATAAGTGACGCCTTGAATAATTCCGGTGTTGTCTTGAGAGAGAGCTGTAGAAATAGCCCCCGTCGCTGTAGCTACTCCTGCCGCGATTGTCCATCCAGCGCCTTTCGTCCAATCAACATCAGCATCGAATGTCCCATTAATGACAAAGCTCGTCGTAGAAGCAAAGATAAATAGGTACCCATTAGGATTATCGGTAATCATTACCTGAAATCCATTATCGGACATAGAAACCTGCCCGTTCAATGTAAGCAGCGTACCTAAAAGAGAAGAAACCGTCCCATCCGAAAAAATCTCATAAAATCCATTGCCCACAACAAAAAAAGCTCTTCCTAAAGTTACATGTTCTCCGCGTATGCCATTTTTAGGCAATGTGCAAAACAGATTTAACCCCGGCGTACCCACAAGCGCGGATATTGCCTTGCTATCTCCTGTGTCTGATTTTATGGGGTAACAATTAACAGAACGCTGGGCATCAAAGTTTACGGAAGAATACACATACGATGGGCCAATTAGAGGGAAAATAGCCATTAAAACACCCCGGAAAGGAATGTCGCTTTATCCAACGGTAGATTTTGATTTGTTAAAGAAGAGCGGAAATTTACTTCCTGAATAAGATAATTCAAACGTTTTATTTGAGCCTTGGTAGAAGCAGCCAATGATGCAATATCATTGGAAACCGCTTTACCCATACGAGGAGCAAGCCACCCAGAAAGATTAAATTCTAATGCAGCCTGATACCCCGGAGGGAGAACGACGGTTGTAGATAAAGAGGTAAATGAACTGATTTGTTTCCAATTCCAGAGCACGGCGGAATAAGAAGTATCAGAAGGAATGGGCCAGAAAAATAGGGTTTTTAAAGGAAAATCCCCATTATCATAGAGATAAAGCGGAATTGTAGAAGTTATGGTTTTTGCAGTAATATCCGCATAAAAATCATAATCAACAACTTCAATTGGTAAATCAATATTTCCTGAAGATCTTGAGTATGCCCTTTCGATCTTCACTGGCCTCGCGGTATTAAAATCACCTCCCGGACCTATCGTATAAGACTGTTTGTTAGCGATGAAGGGGAAAACTTCCGGCTCAACATTATAAATTAAAAGGCTTTCCGTATTCCATACATCAAGCATGGTATTAAGCGCATTCAGGCCGTTTTGGGATTCCGCAGCTGTTGGTTGTTCCTCAAGCGCGATAACGCCAAGGTTCTGCAATGCCGTTGTAACAATATCGCCCGCAGTAGCCATGATCCCTCAAAAGAAAAGGAGGAGGTTATTAGCCTCCCCCCATTGATTAGTTGCTAAAGCCAGTAGCCAAAGTACCAGAAGCCGGAGCATAGCCAGAAAATAGCCAGATGCCCGAAGCTATGTCAGTGACTTCAAGAATACTGCCTGCAATGCCGCCTTTGGTCGTACCGTTCAGGGTTACGGTTTTGTTGGCCGTAGAATTGGCCGCAAAACTTGTTCCATCTGAAGTTTTAGCAATCAAATAGCCGCCAGAGTAAACATCCGTTCCCGCAGTGGTCATAACCAGACCAACAGAGGTAATGGTTGTTTCTACGGCAATCTTGAACGTAACTCCCGTCCCAGTAGCCGCAGGAAGCGTAACAGCACAACCTGATGCAGCATTCTGAACAACCAACCTGCCGCCGTGCGTTGCCGCAGAGAGCGTAAGAGTTGAGGCCGTTACAGGGATTGGAGCCGAAACCGCACCACCGGAACGGGTGAAAGTCCCCGATACCGTAAGATTGGTAATGGTCGCCGCCGCAGGGGTAGTTCCGCCGATAATGCAATTATCAAGCGTCATTCCATCTGGATAGTCGTTTCCAGCTAGACCAGAAATCGTGGTCGTCTGGGTATTATATTGATTAGCAGTCATTGTTTTTTCTCCTAAATGTTAACCGGACACGCGAACTGCGAGTTCGGGACGCAAGACAGCCCAGCCGCCCAATAGATCAAGCCTGACGTTCGATCTATCATTCGTTCCGTCATAAAACGGAACCATACGGATCGACATGCCAAGCTGTTTCGAGCGAACGCGGGATGCATTAACCGAACCCATCGGAATTTCAAGGTCAGTCGTTGCGAACGTGAACGCGTCTCTATGGAAGGCGAGGTTTTGCGGGGATGTTTTAGCGGAAGCCCCATAAACTGATACAACAGAAGTAGCCGCGATTTTCGTAATCGCTGCGCTTGCGCCTGTAACGTTTTGGAACTGACCAGAGAAAACCGGCGCCGGAGAAAGAACCATCGTCATTGAACCGCCGCCTGATGCTACGGCATTAGCCGTAAGAACAAACTGCATCAATTTACCAGTTGACACGCGGGATTGCGGGTTAACCGAGTAAACGCCAGCGAAGGTAACGATATCTCCAAGGTTCAATGCGTCAGCCGCAGTCCAACCGCCAGTTACGACAGTCGCCGTAGTGGAATCGGTCGTGACCGTAACCGCGCCGCCTGCGACGTTAGCCGCATACGTACCAACCGTCTGAACGCCGACGTTTTGATCCATATACCAATCAAAGCCAAGCGTATCAGAACCAATGAGACCTTTTTCATACTGACCAGAGATATTTTTCTGCGGATTGAAAAGAGCCAGATTGGCATTAACGATTGTAGCCTGAGCATCAGGATTGATGCACAAAGACCTATAACCATCACGCGGAACGGCATTGTCGTCCAGCTTAGATCCTGCCTGTAAATAGGTCAGGTTCGCGCTTGGCGTCGTGCCGGGGGTTCCGATGTTGTTATAGATCTGCTTATAAAGCTGCATACCATCGTAATCGATCATGTTCGACATAACCGCGACTGCTGGCTTGATAATACGATCCGAGAAATCATCGATAGAAAGCGTCTGCTCGTTCGTGGTGAACGAAAAGTCCGTACCGTATTGAGTGGTAAGAGTGACTGGAACAGCCGTTTCAGCGATGTTTTCAGGATTAAAGGTGGGAGTGCGTCTGCCAACAGGGCGAATAGGCTTACGAACGTTAATCGTATCGCCGATCTTAGCGCCTTTTTTAGCGAAAGAATCATCGTACTGTCTATTGACGCGCTTGGTGAAGGTGAGGGAGTTTTCCAGTACCATCAACGCCTCTTGCGTGATCATACCGATAGTTAGTAGTGAATTTGACATTTAAGTCTCCAAAGGTTGCGGGGGTTAAGCCGCCTTTAGAGATCGCTATCTAGTCTTATTTGCCAGACGCATTCTCTTATAATCCTCGAAAGGCATATTCTCCGTGTACTCCAATTTGGAGCCGGAAGACTTAGCCTTTACAGGATTAATCGGCGGCGGTGATTTAGTTGTTTTAACCGCAGGCGTTTGAGATTTCGTTTCCAGAAGGGCTTCGATTTTGCCAAATGCTTTAATCATTCCTGCAACCGTCATTTGCGAAATGTCCTCCGCAAGATCAAGGTTTTCAGGCTTGGCTAGATAATAAGCTATTTCAGGACCAATTTCCGAATCTAGTAATGCGTCTTGCATTTCCAAAGTCAGCGGGCCTTCATAACTTTTAATCACTTCCTCGAAGTCAGGATAAGCTTCTTTCGCTTTGTCAACGTTATCTTGATAACGCTCGATTTGCGTAAGCTTCTCTTCCTTGGCCTTGGCTTCCTTAGCCGCAGCCTCGTCTTTCTGGGATTTTTCCTCTAAAGCTTTTACGATCTTCTGGTCTGCTTTCCAGTCGATCAAAGCTTCGTTGTAAGTATCCCAATCTTTGAAATCATCGGGTACGGGTCTTCCATCCTTCGCAGGTTCAGCGGGCTTCGCGTCTTCTTGCTTGGCTTCCTTAAGTTTCCTTAGTTCAGCATTTTCTAATTCAAGCTTTTCAATCTTACGTTGCCAGCCACCGCGCCGGGACTTTTTCCCTTCGCCTTGGTCGTCAGATTTTTCCTCTTTGACTTCTTCCTTGACTTCAGACTTTTTAGGTTCCTCAGTCTTTGGTTCATTAGTCTCTAATTCAAAATCCGTCTTAGGTTTGTCCACAGCGGGTTCGCCAGACACTTCTTCATCAGTCATAGTAAGCCTTCTGCCAACGCGTTAGCGTCTAGCCGTTAGGGTTAGAAACTTGTTCTCCTTGAGGAGCAGGCTGCGCCAGTGGCTGCATTGCCTGAAAATTCTGGTTAATCATCGCTTGAGATTCACGGATATGTTTAAGTTCTTCCGTAAATAGCGTCATGTTATTCGATATCTCCGCCTTCATAGCTTCGATAGTTAAATTGTTTTCATACCCTGCGTACGCAATTCTTTCTTTGCTTTCCAGCTCCATTGTCTTTGTCTGGATAATGTCTTTAGCTTTATTAAGCTCGCCCGTTAATTGTTCGATCATCTGCCCTGATTGGTGGAGCTGTTGCGCTATTTGCGGCGGCACGGGCATATCTGCGTCTTCCTGCTGCTGGATTTGAGGGGGCAGGATAGCCTTAATTCTATTCGCTATATCTCCTGATTGCGGGAAATCCATGTTCTTGACGAAGATATCACCAGCGACTTTCATAATATCAGGATACGCCTGAATTAAAGCCTGCATGCCTGCTGCTGATTCCTGCCGCTTTGTATTATAAGAAGGCCCGGTCTCGACAACCACGTCGTATTTACCAGTAGTTACATCATAAATCTTTTGCGCGCCATTCTCGTCTTGTTCGCCTGATGGCTGGTTTATCTTAACCATATCATGCGTACGATCCTCATGAACTATTCTAACTATTCGCGGCGCATCGTAAATCTTTGGGATTAAATCAAGAAGTATTACGCCCAAATGCCTGATCGAACGTGACAGATTGTCGATATAATGGAAGTTCGACGTATCGCCTTGTTTTTGACGGGCCAAAATAGCCTTACCAGACGTTTCATTCGATCTCTGTCCTAGGTTAGCGTCATAAATCCCTGTAATCGACTTAAGATCATTCCCAGCCTGCGCGATAGCGGCTGCCATAGCCTGTACAGGCGGTTCTGCATTATTCCGCCTTGGCTCAGGAGCAAGATTGCCGCCAATCGTTACGGGTTTGTAAACAATATAAGGATAGTTCTTTATATTCGCGTTATTCCAAATTCCCTCATAACCTTCATCCTGACCTTCCGCCATGATGTATGGAGCTTTTGGAGCAAGCGCAATCGCCTCAGTAAACGCCGATGTCCAGTAGTTGTACATCCTTTGTGGATCTTGGATGTCCCGCACCATGCCAGTAAGCTGACGCTTGCCATCAATATCCAGATCATCGCCCAGAACAGGAATGACAGGAATCCATTTACCAGCCCAATCGCCTGACTCAAGCTCTTCAAAAGCCGTAATCTTTGACCACTTGACAGTGCGAACTGTTGTTTCACGCTTTGCCTTTGCTTGTATTGGCTGGCCATTTAAAGCTTTAAACTTCTCGTCATCAATTACCGATCCATCGGACATCATATAGATTGTCTTTTTGGTCTCAATAACCCTGAAATATTCAGCAATACGAATATTATCTTCCGTCATCCAGTCTTGAGGCGCATCGCCTGTTGATTCAAGGGCTAGATTGCTCGCTGAAGCCGCAGGATATTCCTGCTTGAATTCGTTCTTATCAACGTCCGATACGATAAAACACCATTTGGCGTCGGAATAATCAGGCTCAACAGCGGAAGGATCAAAGTACACAGTGAACGGATTTTTAACCCGCTTGATCTTGATGTCCTGATCGAATGAATTCTCATCGCAGTAATCAGTGATAATCCTTAAGTATCCAAATCCCATCGTGACTTGATTATCGCAAGCCGTGTCATATGCGATATCAGCGTCAGATGAAACTTCAATATGTCTCATCATCCCTTCGATGATTTCAGCCGTGTCTTTCGTGCTTTCATCTGTAGGACTTATCTTTATCGCTGGGCGGTTCTGCCTTGCGTCATTCGTAACCTGACGAATGAATTTAGGTATCTGGTTAATCGTAAGACAGGGTGAATTTTGTTCAGCTCTTGAAGCTAGTCTATCTGCTGGCCATTGTTGCCCAGCTCTGAATTTTAAATCTTCTAACGATTTCTTGCGTATGTCGCTTTCGGCATCCGAGGCGAGTTTAAATCGCTTTAGCGCAGTTGTTATTAAATCGTCCGCCATTAGCCCATCCAAGAATGGCTTGAATGCTGCTGCATCGGAGCTGGCTTACGCACAACAGGACTTTTCAATGTTGATAAGCCTGTCGCAAGATATCTAAACGCATCGGCTCCATGTGACGCCCAATTATGCAATGGTTTGGCCATAAATACTTTCTTATCTTCATCATATTTCTTTTGGTAGTTCTTTAGAGCCTCAAGACCAGCGGCGCATTTAGTTTCATCAAACCAGCATTGCGGGATAAGTTGCCTAACAAATTGAATGCCTGCGTCAATATCCGGTCTTTGAAGAACCGTATTTTTTATGCCCATTCCTGTTAATTGATCTGATAAACTCTTTCCCGTTCCAAGTTGGCCGGAAGCTGCGTCATGCGGCAAGAAATGCTCTGAATAATTATAAGGCTTTTCACGGATAATCTTAACGTAATGGTCTAATCCTACGCCGTTAGATTCATAATAATCAATTATCCTCGGCTCTTTACCAACTATTTGCGCAAACCAAATAGCCGTTGAATCGCCGTATCCTAAATCCCATGCGGTTATTACGCTAGAAGAGGGCGAATAAGGAACGCTTGTAATTCTATTCTCAGCATTGGCTTGATTAATTAACGTACCGTAATAAGATCCAATAATTGCTGCCGTAAATGAGCATTCAAACTCTTGAGCATATTGATCCTCGCTCATTGTCTTTTGAGCATCAATAAGCTCCTCTTGCGGTAGAAGTCCGCTTTCAGAGGCTTTCAGAACTAAGGAATACCAATCATCAGACATTTTTGCATGCTGATGTATTTTATAAAACTCATTATTTCCTTTGGGAGTGCCGATAAAAACAGCCCAGCCCTTCCTATCCGTAAGCGCAGGTCTGATTACCTCAGGCCATACGGAAGGACGCATATCGGCGTATTCGTCTAAAATAGCCCCATCAAAATAAAGGCCGCGCAATGCATTAGGGTTGTCCGCTCCGAAAAGTCTTATTCTCGAACCATGAAACAATTCTACCTGTAGTTCACTTTCGTGGTTCTTAACTATAATCTCTTGCCCGTATGCTTTTAAGTAATCCCATGCGATTTGCTTTGCTTGCGCGTAATAAGGGGCAATATACGCATAGCGGGCATTTTCTTTCTTGGTCGCCAATGCCCTTGTGAGCAACTCGTTAATACAAGCAACCGTTTTCCCTGCGCGTCTATGCGCGACAATACAAGACCATCGCTTATCCCTTAAATGAAAGGGCATAAATACTTCGCGTGGACTATATTTCATTCATCAAGTTTAGATTTAGGAATCGGCCAAGCGATATTAACTGGGTTTCCTTTTTGGCCTCCATGATTTAGATCCTGCTTATCAGTCCAATCGAAATTCTTTAAAGCAAAGATTGCCCCCGTGGGTTGACCTTCAAACAGTCTTTTCTCTGCGAAATTCTCTACTCTAAGCTTCGCTGTTTTTATGGTGTCCACAAATTCAAGCTTATCTTCATAGTTAAGTAAAGTCTGCCTGTATGTTCCCAATGCCAGCGCCAGCCCAGTAATCGTGTAGGGTATGTCTCTTATGTCGCAATCTTCAAAGAAAGCGTCTATTTTGTTTTGTAGTTCTTGTACTGATTGAAACTTCAAGGGGCGTCCTGCCGTCATTTTACTTTAAGCAGCTTGGGATTTTTCTTCTTAGCCTTCGCTGAAGCGTTTCTTGAGGCATTCGCAAGTATCGCGCCCGCTGATTTCATAGAGAAGCCGTCTTTATTGGCTATTCGCGTTTGAACTGATTTAAAGCTCATAAGACCTCTTGTTTCATGTGAAACATTTAAATTGTAAGCCCCGTTATTATTAAGCGACGGGGCCAGCGCGATGTTTGTATGCCGTTTCGTGGGGGAAGAACGACTTTTAAGCGTTCATAAGACAAGGCTATACAAACAAACTCATTAACGAAATCTTGTTATCATATCAAATTTATCAAAGGAACTTTTTATTGTCAATAGCGTTCATAAATGCAATTTCACATAAACGCGCAGTCCCTCAACATACCAGCATTCTATTTCTTTTGCTGTTTTGTTAAGCTCATTTGCATAACTAACTATCGTATGCGGAAGCTGGTTCAAGCTATAAACAGTCGCTTTTAAAAAGCCGGGACACTCTCTTTCCCAAATAGTGAGCTTCGTTATTCGCTTACGTGATATATCGATCATTTCATCCGTAACGCTTCCTCTTGCCGGAGGATCAAATCTGACCATGCGAACGCCAAGTGGGCAATATCCGTACCCCTTTTTCCTATCATCATAAGCTCGGTCTATTTCTCTAGAAGCGTCCCGCATATCTGCGGTAAGAAGCCTGTCTAATTTTGCTGTTGATCTTCGCATGGCGAGAGGGGTGACTTTTGATTTGTAAGTATGCTTTCGCTCTATCCATTGAATGGAATTATCGTTTTCTAACATATGCGAATTTCATCTCTGCGATTTACATCTATCACAATAATTGACTGCATCAACAATTGCAAATCCTTCCGCGTCATGGGAAGAGAATGCGGGAATAGGATTACCGCACCCGAGACATCTAGGATAAGCGGTAAGAGGCTCCATTAATCGCCTTTCCATTTCTTTAGGGTCGCGAAAAGTTTAAACAATAATTCATCATAACCTATTTCACTATCCTCAATTGCCTCTCGCAGTTCTGTAATGTTGGTCATTGCTTCACGCCGCATCCAGAACAATAATATCCGTCCAACCCTTCAAAAATAAATAGATGTTTGCAATCTTTATCGGTCATTATTCCTCTTTCGTTCGCAGTATTTCGGATGCGGGGGTCATGGAGCGTCCTTGGTTATCTCTTCGTAGCGTTGAAGGGTTGAAACCGCCGCTCTTATTGCATCGGCTGCATTCTTCATATCCTCTGACTTCGTAAAATAAATGGTCAAATTAGGCGATACAAAACAACTCGTCTCAATGGCGTGCGTTCCCTTTGATAATTTTTCTATGGCTACCTGAGCGTCCGCAGCCATCTGTTTGTATATCTGTTGTGTCATGATTTCCTCTTGAATCTGCCGTTAGGTTCGCGGGGCTGGTAAATCTTGCCCCACTTCCTTTCAAAGTAACGCGCCGACCTTTCCCATTCAAAAGCCCTCAATGTTGATCTTGTGCATTCATCAGCCAAATTACGCGCGACCCATATAAAATAAATGGCCAGCGTGGTTATAAGTACGATGCAAAATATAGGGGTCATTTCAGCCACTTCTTTATGTGAGTTTGCATGGCCTCTTCGATAAACGCTGTTATCCCCATTGGCTTTTTTTCTATCTTTTCCCTTGCCGCCAATGAGCGTGCGAACTTCTCATAATCAACAGGCCATACATACGCATGGATCGCCTTGGTTTTTAATCGTTTTTTCTTCATGCTTTATTTATATCTATAAAAATATTTGTTGTCAAGCGTATTAAAGGGTGTTGACAATGATTTCAGCTTATGCAATATTGGCTTTAATGAAAGGATTGAATATGACCGACGCAGACTACGCCATAATCGCTTTACAGAAGTTCATTAAAGAATATGAATTTGTTCTGGACGAGAATTTCCTTGAATCAACTAATGAGGAGATTGACCGCCTTGAGAAAGCTTCACAGTCTGAGAAAGAAAACGGAAAATTGGGAGGCGACTATGACGACGCAAGAGATTAAGAGAAAAAACGATCTGATTATGGAACTACGCTTCTCCATGGATAAACTTGAGCAGGGTCTGGCCATTTTAAAGAAGGCTGGATATGGACAGCATACCGATCCTTATAAATCTACCGTTCACGCGCTTAATTCACTCAGAAGCGATATTTGGGGCTTGCAAACGGGTCAATTCCCGATAGTGAGGACGCTATGACCATCGCAAACATCTTAAGCCTTTTCTTTGCTGTTATCATTATCGGAAGCCTTTATCTTGCTTTTCACATAAGCCAAGATGATGTTAAACGCTGCGTTCAAAACTCAAATTATACGGAGGAAGAATGTATTCGACAGATCGAGAGATAACCCTAGAGGAAGAGGAAAAACTTCTTGCTGCGGCATTTAAACATCTTGCAGTAGCGGCGACGATGCTTTGCGCTGCCGGGAGGATTGATCTTTCCGATGACGTAAACACTTCCATGGATTTAATCCAGTTAGACAGAGCTGAAATTATAGCTGGAATCTACCCGAAAATGGAGAGAAAATGAAGCTTCTTATCATCGCATTATTTGCTGTATCGGTTTACGCCTCATTTCTAACGGGCGCAGCCTCTATGGCTTATTGGAATATATGCCAAACCGCAGCTATTATGGAGGCTCCTAGAAAATGATACAGATGGATATGGAACCACTCTTCCACGGAGCCGCATACGAACCTGCTAGAGACGAAAGACGCCTCGCCGGACAAATTCTAAGGGTCTACGATGCGATGAAAGACGGTCAATGGAGAACAACGGCCCAAATCGCTAAAATCACCGGAGACCCCGAAAATAGCGTTTCTGCACAGTATCGTAACTTACGGAAAAGAATTCATGGTAATCATACGGTAGAACGCAGGCATATTAGAAACGGCTTATTTGAATACAGACTTGTGAAATAGCAATGTTTGTCGATAAAGACGGAAGAATTTTTCATCATCATGAAAAATGGGAATGTTGGAAAAATGGA